GAACAAGGTAAAGAAGAAGTGGTTGATTCTGAAACTGCCGAGTCCTCCCCGGAAAATGAAACACAAGAAGAGTCAAATTCAGAGCTCACAGACAGTACACAAGCTGCTGAGCAAGATGACAATGACAATAAACTTCAAGTGCTTCAACAGGAAAATGCAAAGCTTAGAGAGGCGTTACATCGCACTTTGGCCGAAAGAGTAGTTGATACTAAAATTTCATTAGGAGTAGAACCGATTGAGGAAAGAGAAAACTTGATTCAAGATCACGTAACTCGTTCAGCAGGTTCTTTAGCTGATTCTCTTAGAGATTTAGCTAAGCTCCCAGTAGCTAAGAAGAATATTCAAAAGCTCAACGTTGAATCCGTAATGGACAATTATGTTGTTTCAGAAAAAGAAGACAACGTTATTGTTGAAGACGAAGAAGTAACAACTGCACCAGAAGAAAAAGTGAATACAGTTGAAGAACTGTTTGTTGATACTCTCATGGGCCGTCGCAAACTTTAAAACAAATATATATAAACAAGGAGATAATAAATGTCATTAGCAAAATTTCGTAAAGTAGGTACCAAGACAGGTGCTGGTCGTTTCGTTGTTTCAGAGGGTATTGCACCTTCGGCATACATCCTGCCATCAGTTGCTCTTCCAACTTGGTACAGTGACTCAGAAGATGATCGTTTTGAAATTGTTATTCCAAAGGGAACAATCCTTTCGGTAGTGACAGATGCAAGCGGTGATTCACGTTTCGTTCCAGCTAACGGTAGCGGATCTTCAGTAACATGGGGAGACACAATTTCAGGTTGGAACCCACTTGCAGGAGCAACACCAGTTGCTGGTGCAGCTGGAGACACACAGGCAGTAGCTGCACGTTCAGTGCCAGTTGGCTGCGCACAGTACGATCTCTACAGACCGTTCGATAAGGGCACATCGCAAGGTGCAGGCTTTATCGTTAGAGGTTATGTTGAGTACCCAATGGTTACAAACGTCAACGCTGATTTAGCAGCAGGTGATTTGGTTGCCCCAGACTTTATGGGTCGCCCAAGACTTCTTTCTACATCAGATGCCGGTACATACCCATGGTTGCAAGTTGGTAAAGTAATTGAAGTTGAGAAGTTTGCTACAAACTTTGATGACGGATTGCTTTCCTACATGCAGCTTCCATCTGACCCAGGTGCGCTCAAGACAGTTTATGAGCTCACACAATCAGGCACATACTCAGGTAAACTTGGTATCCGTGCAAACCTAGATGTTACGAATGTTGTTGGCGCATTCCGCGTGAACTTAACACTCTAATAAAAAAAAGAAACAATAAAAGAAAACAATAAACAGGAGGATATATCCTAAGATGAGTAAGACAATCCAAGAACTCCTCTCGGGTCTCCCAGCTTGGGAAGCCGCATTTGCTGAGGATGGTTACATCGACACAGACAACAGAGTTACAATCAAGGAAGCATTCGGCTCGTCAGACGCAGCCGCTTTGTTCCCTAAGGTTATCTCTCGTACTCTGCGCGAAGCAGCCGAACCACAGCTTTTGGTAACTCCGCTTCTTTCTACAGTACGCCTTGGTAAGGGTCGTTCTTTGGAATTTCCAGCGGTAAACGCAATTCAAGCTGCTGAGATCCCAGAAGGACAAGAGTACCCAGAACAAGCTCTCGCATTTGCTAAGCAGATCGAGGGTAAGGTGTCAAAGAAGGGCGTTAAGCTGGCTTTCACAGAGGAAGTTATTGCCGATTCTCTTTGGGACATCGTAGGCCTCCATGTGCGTGCCGCAGGCCGTGCAATGGCACGTTTGAAAGAGCAAATTGCTCTCAGTCGTTTCAAGGATGCAGCTACAATTGTATTCGACAACGACAGTGGTAGCTATGACGACACAACAGGTCGCGGAATTGATGGTGCATACAATGACACCGTCACCTGGGACGATGTTGTAGACATGGCAGCTGTTCTAATGGCCGAAAATCATATACCAACAGACTTCATTCTTCACCCACTGATGTGGTCGGTCTTCCTCAAGGACTCGATCTTCCACATGGGCGGCGCTGCATCAGCTGTTAATACCAGCTGGGGCTACCGTCCACAGTCGAAGGATGGTGTTCTTAACGCAACAGCTCCTATGGGCTTGAACGTGTTAGTGTCACCATTTGTTAGCTTTACAGCTAAGAACGGTTCAACACCAGCTAAGTCAGACCTGTTCCTCATTGACCGTAATGAGGTTGGAACTCTTCTCGTTAAGGATGACATGAGCACAGATCAGTTTGATGATCCGTCACGTGACATTCGTTCGATGAAGATGAAAGAGCGTTATGACATTGTAATGCTTGGCGATGGTGAAGGTATTACTGTTGCTAAGAACGTTAGCCTTGCTCGTAGCTACGAGGTTGAAGTTACAAATAACGTTACATTGTAATAATCCTTAAGACTGTTATAGTTACGATACAGTCTTAGAAAGTAGGGG